TAATCAGTGGTATTCCAACCATCAAGAGATGGTGTCTAAAATTTTTTTGGTAAGCATGGATACACAATAGGATACATGCTAGAAAGAAAGGAAGAAAATCATGGAAAGAAAAGAAATCATGGCATGGGGCATGAACACATGGACTAAAAACATGGACTTGTGATGTTTGATGAATTTCCCATCGGAAAAATCAAAGAACGTATCACAAACTACGTAGAAACGCAGGAAGGCGATGAATATGGTACATGAGAATGCATTGAAATCAAGATTCTGGAAAAGTTCGGAAGTTACGATGCACCTGAGATTGCTAGGGGAAATGTAGTCTTTTATGCAGGGCGTTCCCTTAGGGTTCGTTGCACATCCGCAGGACTGCTAGCAATGACGGGGTTCTCTAATGAAATCAATAATCACATCGACCATTTAGACACGGCATATAAATTGAAAATTGTGCTTGTGAAGAAAAGCAAGTAAAAGTCGAAACTAGACACAAGAGAGGGTGTGTCTAGTCCATGGGAGATAGCCTACCCATGCTGATGAGACAGGCTAGGATTAAAAAGAAAGGATGGAATTATTATGAAGGTATTTGATGAAATGGATTTTAATGACATTAGAAGAACGGCATGGAGTGGTGCTGTAGATACGGCAGAACGTATTGAAAGAGAGGGCAAAGGGGATGAATTTTGTGACATGATTGAAGAACTCTATCCCGATGGAATTGGAAGAACTGAACTGAACGATATCATGTGGTTTGATTCGGAATGGATTTTTGAGACATTAGGTATCTCAGAAGAAGAAGAAGAAAGCGAGGATGATGAAAATGCTTAAATGGTTCAACATCGAAAAAGGCAAGCACACAACAAAAATTACACGGTATGGGTAGACACAAACAAGGACAATGTGCCTACAGAATATGAAATGTACTCTTACAATACCCTTGTAATCAAGGGCACACTGGATAGTCTTGAAATCACGGGGCTATATAGCATGACAACACGGCGGCACATTCGATGGTTCATTGATGAACACTGTAGAACAAATGGAATTATCCCATTTACCCTTGTAAAAATGGCGGCAAGCAACAAAAACTACAGACTGGACGTACTACATGCGCAGGTAGTGGATATCACGACAGGTGAACTCATTGCATAAAGTCGAAACTAGACGCACAAGAGAGGGTGTGTCTAGTCAACGTGAGATAGCTGCCCACGTTCTGATGAGACAGGCTAGGATTAAAGAAAGGGTGGAATGACAATGGCTATGTATAAGTATATTCTTAACAAAATCAACAAGTATCATCAAGAAATCACGGTGGATGATAAGTGCTGGACGTATCTCAAAGCGGATGAAGTACAGGATGAACTGGATGACTTGGAAGAATATGAACAGATTATCGTGGAACAGTATCTCAAGTACGTGCAGGATGACTTGGAAGAAGTACTGGAAAAACTTGCAAATCACTCAATTTGGTGGCGAGAAGAAATGAGTTGGGAAGACTTAATCAAAGAGTTAGGGGCAGAAGGCTATTGGGGAGATAGCTTTGATAAATTAGAAGATTATCTGGATTACGACAAGTTAGCAGATGCCCTTATTGATGATGGGTTCATCGAATGTGACTTTGGTTTCTTGGAAATTGCACAGTAAGTGGGATCAGTTTTGAAAGGAAGGAAATTATCATGAGAGAAGTAGTACAGAAAGTTTACAAGTTCAATGAACTGGAAAAGAAAGTGCAGGAAAAAGTGCTTGAACGTGAACGGTACACATGGGTAGATGAAATGGATTGGTGGGCATATATGCTTGAAGATTTTGAAGCCACTATGTATGCTGACCACCTCTTCCATGTGGATGAAGACAGTGTGTCTTTTGCCCTGTATTCGCAGGACGCAGGTGCAGGATTTACAGGGGAATTTGAGACAGCACAAGCAGCAATAAATGTTGCCCTTGCCTTTGATCTGAAAGGGGATGTAAATAAGGCAAGTATCCTTGATGAAATCAGAGAGTATGGAGAAGTTAGGGTGTCTCATAATTCGTGGAGCAATACACTCCCACGCAAATGGAATACCTATATTGAACTTCTGATTGATGGTGTGCCAATGGAAGAAGACGAAAAGTATGCACCTTTCGTCAAGGCACTGGAAGAATGGAAGGATGAAGAATGTTCCAGATTATATACAGCGCTTGAACAAGAATATGATTCTCTCACAAGTGATGAATACATCATAGAACAACTCATGGACGAAGATGAAGACTATGAATTTTATGCTGATGGTACGGAGTATTAAGGGGGTAACTATCATGATGGAACTGAATTGCGAACTGAATAATGGCGTGAAAGTAAAAACGTATACAGCTATTGGGGCAAGATACCTCTCTGTATATATGCCACAAGTAAATGATAATAGAACGGCTTCCTACACACTCTCTATTGATGAATGGGACGCAAACAAGATTATCAAGTTATTAAATAAGATGATGTATCTAACTGCACAAGTCATAGAAGCAGCATTTGTCTATGATGACCTTACTGAAGAGGGAATTTGGGAATCACTTACCTTAGCAAAGGCAGGACAGATCGGATGGGTACAGAGAGGAAGAAATGAAGGCTACGAATATATCAAAAATCCTACAGAGTTAGCCGATTTCCTTATCGAAAAAGGGGCATTCAAAGATGTACCGCCTATGTTCCTTGACTGTATCGACAACATAGCATTAGGAAATAAGCTGATGTATGGAGACACCCTGTACTTGCTCAAGACGGGTGCAGATGGGTTTACTGAACATATCCATAAGTATGAAAGTGGGTGCTACTGGTACTACTATAATCGAATTTTGTACAAAATAGACTAGCAATTTTAATTGTGGCACATAGAGAGGGAGAGAACATTTTTCGTTCTCTCTTTTTCTTATGTTTTTTTTTTCAGAGAAAGGAAAATATCATGGACTATGAAAACATCACTCTCAAGGATGAACTGGAACTGGAAAGACGTGCAAAGACACGGGCAGAAGAAGCAGCACAGCGTGTCTTACAGAACAGCTGTAGCAACGGAAGAGCTACAGAGACACAAGTTGGGAAAGGTATGATGGACTACGCATATGATAAGTTTATTAAAAGCATTCGTGAGTTTGTAACATATGAATTGCAGCCAAAATGTGGTGTACAAACAGCTTATCATAACATGTTGGAACAGTTAGCACAGATCTATGATGATAAGACACACCTTTATGCCGTTCTTGCTCTGAGTACAATGGCATGCACAATGGACTATGTTTTTATCAGAAAGAATGAACTTAGCACCATTGCTAAACGTATTGGGGAAAGCATTGAAGATGATGCTAATCTTGTAGCCTTTGAAAATTCTAACCCTGAAAATCTGAAAGAATTAAATACAGGATTAAAGAAGCGTGTAGGTGAACATTTCAAGAAATATTACATTCAGCACAAAGCAATGACAGAAGCAGAATTTAACTGGATTGAATGGAATACCGCCGCCAAAATAAAATTAGGTGGCAAGTTGATTGAGTGTCTTGTGTCTTCCACCACCTTATTTGAAATTGTGCATATCAATCATGGCACTGGAAGAACAAGCATGGATAAACTTAACCCTAGCCAGCTTTTTATTGATTTATGGAATATCAATGAAGTAGCATTATTGCAGAATACTTGTAGGGCAATTCCTACGATTATTCCCCCTAAAGAATGGACAAGCTACACGAATGGTGGTTACTATGGCGAGTTACGGACAGCATATCCTTTGATGAGACTGCATAAGAATAAAACTATCTTCTTTACGCAGTATTTAGAAAAGCTGAAACAGACAGATTTAACTGGTGTCTTACGTGCAGTCAATGCCGTGCAGTCTACACCATGGAAAATCAATACTAGAGTGCTGAAAGTAGTGGAAGAAATCGTCAAGAATGGTGGAGATCTTGCAGGTATTCCAAAGTTTCAACCTTACGACAAGCTCCCTAGATTAGAAGGAGATTATACAGAGGAAGAATTGAAAGAACATAAGAAGCTCGCAGTTGACCTGATTCATCGTGAGAACGCACGGAAAGGTAGGGCACTTAGATGTTTGTCTATGCTTGCAATCGCTAAAGAATATGCTCCCTACAAGAGAATATACTTCCCATGCAACATGGACTTTAGAGGGCGTGTCTATCCCATCCCTGCGTTTTCGTTTCAAGGGGATGATTTGACAAAAGGGCTGATTTTGCTTGCAGACACCCCTGCCGCTACAGACGAAAAGGCAGAATACTGGATGCGTGTTGCAGGTTGCGAATTTTACGGCAATGATAAAGTGTCTTTTGACGATCAGATTCAGTGGACAAAGGACAATGAAGAAGCTATCTTGTCAGTAGCGAATGACCCGTTAGGGAAAGACAAAGGTTTTTGGGCTAACTCGGATTGCCCTGTAGAGTTCCTAGGCTGGTGCTTTGAGTACAAGGAAATGCTTAATTACAAAGACAAGCATAACGGTTCTGTCATTGGTTGGACATGCGGTATTCCTGTAGCATTTGACGGCACATGCTCTGGATTGCAGCACTTTTCAGCAGCTCTTAGAGATGAAATTGGGGGAAAATCAGTCAATCTGATCCCTGGCGATAAACCTAGGGATATATACGGCGAAGTAGCTGAAAAAGTGAACGTTGTACTTAGAGAAAACGCCTTAAACGGTACTTCTGACGCGTATATCACTAACAAATTCGGGGAGAAAACGATGAAATGGGGGACAAAAACCCTAGCACAGCAGTGGTTAGCATTTGGGGTGAGCAGAAAAGTGACAAAAAGATGTGTCATGACCCTTGCATACGGTGCCAAACAGTTTGGATTCAAAGAGCAGATTTTAGAAGATACTCTAAATGATGTGTACGGAACTGACAAGGGAAGCATGTTTACGGCAGGGAAGAACTCTTTAGCACTTTACATGGCTAAACTAATTTGGCAAGCAGCTTCTCAGACTGTTGTCAAGGCATTCATTGGTATGAAGTGGTTACAAGACATTTCCGCTATTGTATGCAAGACAGGGGATGTCGTTACATGGAATACACCAATGGGGCTTCCTATTCAGCAGAACTATATGGAGACACACGTCAAGAAGGTGAAAATGAGATTCTTAAATCTCACTAAAAACTTCTATGTACCGGAAGAGACAGGGAATGTTGCCAAAAAGAAACAGACACAAGGAATTGCACCAAACTTTATTCACTCAATGGATGCAGCACACTTGCAGTTGTCTATCAACATGTGTCTTGACAAGGGGATTCATCATTTCAGCATGATCCATGATTCCTATGCTACGTCCCCTGCACAGGCAGACACCCTCTTTCATACTGTTCGAGAAGCATTTGTGAAGATGTATGAAGAGAATGATGTACTTCAGAATTTCTATGAAGACATGAAAACGGCAGTAGGAGCACAGGATAAACCACTGCCATGTCCACCATCCGAAGGAAAATTAGACATCAGACAGGTGCTTGATAGTCTTTATGTTTTCCATTAGGGATACACAAAGCCCTACATCTTGACACATGTGGAGCTTTGTGATATTCTGTAGACAGTCAAAGGAGGATATAAATATGACTACAGAACAACAGGAACAGCAGCAGAACAAAGATGTATCGTTAAGAATCAGGATCAATGGAGCAGAAAAAGATGCTTTTTATACTATATGCACCAATATGGGCATGACCCCATCTAAAGTGGTGCGTAAACTCATTGAAGAGTTTTGCATAAAGAATGAAAAGACTAAGAATCTTTTGTAAGTAAAGGAAGGAGAACAGAAAAAAGAATGGAAGACGATTCATTTAAAGATGCACAATTTAGGCTAAGAATATCATTAGAAGAAAAAGAAAGATTTTATTCTACTTGTGCTAGAAAAGGTGTAAAATCATCGCAAGCAATTCGTGACTTGATTCATGCTTTTTGTATTAAGAACAAAGACAAATTGAACAAAATGTAATTGTGGTACGCTATGGAGAAGAGGAGAATACTTTAAGTATTCTCTTAGATTCCTAGTGATGAAACTTAAATTGATAATTGTTAATAGTTCCCATATAAATAATACCTATAGAATATTCTATAGATATTACTTATATGGGATTTTTTTTTTATTGTTTTTAATGATTATTATTAAAAATCATCCTTATAGGATTCCTGATTTTAATTGTGGTATGCTATGGAGAAGACACCATTTCTGTTTGTCTTCCCAGAACAAGGTTGTGTCTATCAACAAAAGGAGGGGGTGTCTATTGAGAGTTGTAATTTCAAATGAACTTGAGTGGAAGAAATACACGAATCAAGTCAGAAACAAAACATGCTTATGGAAATGCTGGGAATGTGGGAAGCTGTTTCATCCGTACAAAGGATTTGAATCAACTTCCCATTTTTGTTGTGTTGATTGTTCAAACAAATACTGGGAAAAAGAACAGAAGCAGGGGATACGACATTGCAGGTATTGCAGCAGGACTTATAAACCGAGTGTGTCTACATACGGAAATGTATATAAGCTCTGTTGCCCTGACTGTACTGATATTGTGACGAAGATCAATTACAAATTAGTGGATTGGCAAAAGGAGAAATTCAAAAATGGAAGATTTTACAAAAAGAAGGAGTGAATATGAGATGACTGTATCTAAATTCAAGGTAGGTGATCGTGTCTGGCTTAATGCTAATGAAAGAGGTACTATTGTACGTTTCTGTACTAACGAGGAGACTTGTATTGTCAATTCAGATAATGAAGGTGAAGTTGAAATGCGGACAGATGCACTTGAGAAGATCGAAGATTCTGCTATTAACCCCGCTCATTATCAGGTAGAGGGTATTCCAGAAGCCATTGACATTATGGATCACCTGATGACTACAGAGCAGTTTGAAGGATTCTTGTGGGGAAACATCATGAAGTATGCGTATCGTTATGGGCGTAAAGGAGACAAAGCAGAGACCGCCGGAAAGATCGCATGGTATGCTAATCAGCTTAAAGCAGTAGAAGAATGGAGGACACAGAATGAAACTTAAAGACTTCTTAAAGTATGTTCCAGACAACTGTGAAGTGGGACTGTATTCATTGTCTCGGACTATCTATATCTCTTATGGTCTTATGGATGAAGCTATTGATAGGATGGCATACAAGTACAAACTTGTCAGAGATCAGATCCTGAACATGGAAGTATCTCATGTATATGCTGGTGTCTGTGTTGAATCTTACAATACAGAGTATCTGTCAAATTCTGCTTATCCGATTGACCTGTTTCCTAAACTCATCATTGAACTTGAATAAAGGAGGAAGAACTATGAGAATTACAAATCTTCAGGTTTACGATATGAATAATAGTATTCGTGCTTCTGGTTATCCAATGAAAGCCCTTTTGGACTTTGATGCACAGCATAGGCACATTGATGACCTTGATTGGAAGCGAGCTGTTTCATTAGCAAGCAGAGAAAGCAGTGAAGGACACGACAATTTTCTAAGTGGAATTGTCGTGTCTTTTGATTTGACATGCACGATTAAGATGTGGACGGAGTTTGAACGTTATCACTTTGCACAGATTGTGTCTAGTCAATCCACTATGCACAGGTTGTCTAAGATGCAGCTTGATACGGCGTTCACCCCTTACACTGATCCGCAGATTATCAAGAGACTGGAAGAATTGCAGAAGCAGTTTAGAGAGGAACAGAGTGAATCTTCATTTTTGCAGTTGGTTTATTCCTGCCCTGTAGGTCTTGAATTGACTGCACGGGTTACTACTAACTATAGACAGCTTAAAACGATCCTTAAACAGAGACACAATCACAAGTTACCCGAGTGGATAGCATTTTGTAAAGAAATCCTGTCACAGTGCCCTAACGCTAAGTCATTTTTAATTGGGGCAAGCTATGGAGAAAGGAGCTGTTGATTATGACAGAGACAAAAGAAAAGAAAGTCGTAACAAAGAAACCTAGAGTACCACGTATTCCGCACCTTGAAGTGGGGAAAGAAGTCGTTGTAGAACTTGTGAATGGTGCATTCATCTTCAAAGCAACACAGACAATGACGATTGATGCAAATGCTTATGTGCATTTTGGCAGAGCGAGAGTTCCTGCTGGGTATGCTCTTATGCTGAATGGAACAAGACTGATGGAGAAGAAGCTACTGATTGTCTCCCCTACATCCGTGGTAGGGGCAGCACAGCTTGGTGTCTTCTGTACGAATACTTCCCCAGAGCTTCGTAGAATTTATGCAGGTGAAGCGGTTGCAATGGGTGTGCTTGTTAAAATTTCTGATAATACAGTTGTAAACAAATTTGACTAAGGAGAAAAATTATGGCTAACGTAAAAAGACAGTTTGTAAATGGTGTTACCCCGAAAGGTGAAGCACGCTATGCTTTCCTTCGTAAAGTAGAAACGTATGAAGGACAGGAACTTGGTTATTCTATTCAGATTACTTTTGATGAAAAGACTACCAAAGAATTTAAGGCATATCTGGAACAGGAGTTTGAAAAGGCTAAAGAATCCTATGAACTGAAGCCAGGTAAGAAGTGGAGTTCTGAACCATCTCTTGGTATGCATACCCTGAATGATGGGACGATCACTTTCAAGTTCAAGGCGAAAAAGACTTACAAGACAAAAGCTGGGGAAGAAATGACCCGTACTATTCCAGTTGTTGATGCGAAAGGTCATCCGATTAAAGCGTCTAATCTTGGGAATGGCTCCATCATTCGTGTTGCCTTCTCGCTGTCTCCATACTGGATGTCTAACAATAACAATGGGCTGGCATGCTATCTTCGTGGTGTACAGGTTATTAAATACATCCCATACGGCGGTAATGATGCAGCGTCCCTTGGGTTTAGTACGGACGAAGAAGGATATGATTCTACAGTTGAAGGTGAATACGATAAAGACACCACGACTACTAAGCCAGATGTAGAAGATGATGGATCTCCATTTGATGAAGAGGGAGATTTCTAATATTGCCTTACTTTAGCCGACATGGAGGGTGGAGTAGAAAGGTCAATGAATCTTATCGGTCTGGGCTAGAAGAAAGAGTGATTGATGAATTGAACAATGCAGGAGCAGAGTATTCCTATGAAAAACATAGGGTAGACTATACTTCTGCGCCTGTTCTTCATCATTACACCCCTGATTTTGTCTTAGGTAATGGAATTATTGTAGAGACAAAGGGATTGTTTTCTGTTGCTGATAGACAAAAGCACCTTCTAATTCAGAAACAACATCCAGATCTGGATATTAGGTTTGTCTTTTCCAACTCACGGACGAAGATTCGTAAGGGGAGCAAGACATCTTATGGTGACTGGTGCAAAAAACATGGGTTTGTATATGCAGATAAGTACATACCTTTAGACTGGTTGTCTGAACCAAAGAAAGGGATGAGTGAAAAAGATATTTATGTAAGAGGTGAAAAATGTGAAAAAGATTAAATTTAGAAATAGAAGTATGACGGATCTCATCATTGTCGCTGATATTGATCTTCAAAACAAAGATGGAGACGAATTATACAGTGATGCACGCCGTAGAGGTGATTTTGATGTAGACTACCACTACGTGATTCATCGTGATGGGCATGTTGAACATGGCAGAGAACAGAGGGCAGTTGGTGGTCTGTATGTTGATCCTCAAGAAACGTCTATCATTGTGTTTGTGGATGTTCCTACTGGTGGAGAAGAAACAGATGTACAGAAAAAAGCCGTGAATGATTTGCTTGGATGCTTCAAAACTGATTTCTGTGATGCTGATGTTGCAAGGGTTAAAGGAGAATATATTCCAGTGAATTATGCAGAGTACGCTAGTACAAGCGCATTTACCCTGCGCTGATTGTGGTTCGCATGATGCATTGTGTCTTTATTCCGATGGACACACTTACTGCTTTTCCTGCGATACATATCACTATGAAGGAGATGCAGAAGAAATGGAAGACAAGGCAGAAAGTAGACACAGATGCAAAGGCTGTATTCCTTTGACTGATATGGTGGTAGACACTCTTAGAGCCAGAGGGATCAGAAAAGACACATGTGAAAAATATGGGTATTTCAAAACAACTATTCATGATGAGCCAGCACAAGTTGCATGTTATTATGATGACCATGGTGAACTGATTGGACAGAAGATTCGATACAAAGACAAAAGGTTTGAGACAAAAGGTTCAAAGTTCTCTAATCGTTTCTTTGGACAGAACCTCTGGGCGAATGGGCACAGAAAGATGCTGGTTGTGACAGAGGGGGAAATTGATTGTTTGACTGTTTCACAGATCAATGATAACAAATACCCTTGTGTCTCTATACCTGCTGGGGCTGGCAGTGCAAAGAAAGTATTCAAGGCACAGTCTGAATGGCTTAATTCTTTTGATAAAGTGATTGTATTCTTTGACATGGATGAAGCAGGACGAAAAGGAATTAAAGACATTGAGGGACTATTGAAACCTGGGAAGCTGTATATTGGTACTCTTCCTTACAAAGACCCGAATGAATGTTTGCAGAATGGACATCCCGAAGTTGTTATTGATGCAATCTGGAACGCAAAAGAATATACCCCAGATGACATTGTGAATGGCAAAGATCTATGGGATGCTGTTTCAGAAGATGTAAAGAATGATGGATACAATCTGCCTTGGGAGAACCTGGCATTGAATAAGATGATTATGGGGCTTCGCAAGGGGGAGCTTTGTGTCTTGACAGCTGGTACAGGGGTAGGGAAGACAACTTTCGTAAGACAGATTGCCTATGACTTTGGCGTAGTAAAGAAGCTAAAGATTGGTATGCTGATGTTGGAAGAGAATCCTAAACGTACTGCTACAGGGTTGATGTCTCTGCATGTAGGGAAACGACTGTACCTTAATAGGCATGCAGTCTCTGATGAAGAGTACAGAAAAGCCTTTGACGAAACTTTAGGTACTGGACGTTATGTCTTGTATGAGCATTTTGGCTCTCTGGATGGAGACAATCTGATGGATAAAATCAGATATATGGCAGTGAGTGAAGAGTGTGATTTCATTGTTCTTGACCATATTTCCATCGCAATCTCTGGATTAGAGGGAGACAACGAACGCAAGATGATTGATATTCTGATGACACAGCTACGCTCTCTGGCAGAAGAAACTGGTGTTGGTCTTATTATCATCTCACATCTTAGACGTAACAATGCTGTAGGAAGCATAGCGTTTGAAGAAGGTGGGTGTGTCTCTCTTTCCCAGCTTCGTGGTTCTGGTGCTATTGGACAGCTCGCTGATACGGTGCTTGGTCTTGAAAGAAATCAACAGGCAGAAGGAAAGAAAAAGAACTTGGTAAGAGTGCGTGTCTTGAAGTGTCGATGGACTGGAGAGACAGGCATTGGTGGTTATTTATTCTATGACAAAGAGCATGATACCTTACAGGCGGTAGACAAACTCAGTGACTATATTGATGAGGAAGGAGAAGAAGAAAATGTTGACTTTTGATATTGAAAGTAACGGCTTGCTAGAAGAATCTACAAAGGTTCACTGCATAGCGATCTTTGATGGAGAAACAATGCATAGCTTCTCTCCTTCTAACATTGAAGTAGGTGTTCGTATGTTGCAGGATGCTCTTGATAAGGGGGAGACAATCTGCGGACATAACATCATTGATTTTGATATTCCTTGCCTTGAAAAACTCTATCCAGAGATCTTCCATGTGTCTAGGGAACAAAGAAAGTATGTGCGAGACACCCTAGTTTTGACACGTCTGATCTATGGTAACATCAAAGACTATGATTATGATTTGTTCAAAAAGGGGAGATTGGCTGGTAAACTTATTGGCTCACAGTCTCTGAAAGCATGGGGGTATCGTCTGGGAGAGCTGAAAGGAACGTATGCAGAAGAGACAGAAGATGCATGGGCTACTTTTAGCGAAGACATGCTGATGTATAACAGGCAGGATGTAGTTGTTACCCAGAAGCTCTATGACTTTCTGACAAGACACCCATATTCTGAAAAGGCTATTCAGCTTGAACACGCAGCACAATGGCTAATGTTTAAGCAGGAGCAGAATGGGTTTCCATTTAATACTGAAGCAGCAGAAGAGCTGGAAAAGGTGTTACGGAAAAGGCAGTGTGTCTTAGCAACAGAATTGATGAAACTGGCACCTCGTATTCCAGACAAAGTTTTCGTTCCTAAGAGGGACAACAAAAGATTAGGATATAAGGCTGGCGTTCCAATACAACGCTACAAAGATTTTAATCCTAAGAGCAGACAGCAGATTGAATGGTTGGTGACTGAATATTATCATTATTCGCCCGACAATCCAGACCTGTATGAGGAAGATAGATTGAAGGTGGATGAAGACACATTTCATTTCATGTCTACTGATCCAGATGCTCCAGAGGAAGTAAGAACCTTGTCTCCGATTATTGAAGAATACTTGATGATTGTGAAGAGACTTGGACAGCTTTCAGATGGGGCACAGGCATGGCTTAAACTTGTGAAGAAGGATGGCTGTATGCATGGCAGAGTGAATCCTTGTGGGGCAGTTAGTGGAAGAGCGACACACGCAAATCCTAATGTCACACAAGTTCCTCACAATGCTAGTCCTTATGGGAAAGAATGTAGAAGTTTGTTTGGCGTTCCAGAAGGATGGTATCAGGCAGGGATAGATGCTTGTGGTCTTGAACTTCGTTGTCTTGCACATTTTCTTGCACCTTATGATGGGGGAGAATACGCAGATGTTGTTGTAAATGGTGATATCCATACACTGAACCAGAAGGCAGCAGGTCTTGCTACTCGTGATGAAGCGAAGCGATTTATCTATGCCTTTCTCTATGGCGCGGGTGACAAAAAGATGGGTGGTCTTATTGGCGGAGATGAAAAAGCAGGGAAAGCAGTAAAGGCTAGATTCTTGAAGAAAGTCCCTGCTATTCGTTCTTTACGTAAGGCTGTAAAAGATGCTCTCGTGGAAACAGATTTCCGTGGGGGCATTTTGAAGTGGAAAAGACACTGGCTCAAGGGATTGGATGGAAGAAAGTTGCATGTACGTTCTATTCATTCTGCTTTGAATCTTTTGTTACAGAGTGCAGGTGCGCTTGTCTGTAAATACTGGATTGTACGTACAGAAGAGAGACTGCTTGCTAGAGGATTGAAGCATGGATGGGATGGAGACTTTGCTCTGATGGCTTGGGTTCACGATGAACAGCAGATAGCATGCAGAGATTTGGATGTTGCAAAGATTGTTGTTGAAGAAGCACAGGCAGCAATGCGAGACACACAGGCACATTACAACTTTAGAGTGCAGTTAGATACAGAAGGCATTATTGGCAAAAATTGGTATGATTGTCACTGATTTTTTAATTGTGGTACGCTATGGAGAAGAGAACACTTTTATTTCTCTTTGTTTATAAGAAAAGGAGAATTTATTATGTCTAAAGAATGTGTATGTCACATGATGGAAGATGGAGTTCTGTTTTGTCTGGATCAGGCAGTCAGTGTCAGAAAAGAAGATGGCACTCTTGACTTTGTAAGAATTGCAGCTATTGATCCATTTCTTGAAAGAGCAAGAGTTGTGTCTCCAGATATGGACAAGGAAGTAGATATGGCAACACTGTCTCCGCTGGAACTTGCTAGAGATAATCTCACTTGGTATGTAAAACATCCAACTTTTAAGCTGAACATTGATAAAACGTACAAGATCCCTGTAGATTATGTTGAATTTCATAAAGCAGGTGGAGCAGCTATTAAGGGTGAAAAAGAACTTGCTGAATACATGAAGCAGCATGATAAAGATATTATCGCTTTCTATAACGGCAAATTGAAAGAATATGAAGAAGATGAGGAAGCAGACAGAAAGGCAGAAGAAGTAAGTATTCTGTCACTCAAATTCTCTAAGGTCGTTAGAGACATGGCAGGAATGTGTGATACGGTAGAGGACAATAACTTTATTGCTTCTCAGCTCCGTACTATTCTGAATGAAGTGTTTAATGCCAATGCTTCTATCATTCGTGCAGCGAAAGCCAATATCAAGGTAGTTGAACATTATATGCCAGAAGAGGAGAAGAAATAAATGGAACAGGAAAAGACGTTTCTTGAAAAGATTGATAACGAATGTGTGAAAAAGAATCTCTATGATGCAATCAATTCTATTGAGTTTTATGTTTCTGACAGCTATGGACAGCTTGTCACTATGCAGGAAGTAAAGGACTTTAATGATGCTGTATGTGCTATCGTTTTTGCACATAGACACATTAGAGAAGCAGAGCTGGAAGTGGACGCAGAGAAAAAGAAATATGGGGTTGATCGCTATCTGGAGGATAAGAATGAAGAAACAGCCATGCCTTGTGAAATCCCCACTGATGCTCGTATTTGATGGAGACATGATCTGCTTTCAGTCCTGTACTGTAGTAGAGCATGAAGTGAATTGGGATGGGGATGTCTGGACATTATGGGCAGACGCTTCTGATGCTAAAGGTGAAGTGGATGCTCGTATAGCAGAAATTACTGCTGCTGTCTTAGACAAACTCAACTATGAAGGTGAGTACAAAATCATTCTTTGTTTCAGTGGCGAGGATAATTTCAGAAAGAAGATTTACCCTCTCTACAAACAGAATAGGGTAGGGAAGAGAAAACCTGTTTGTTATCGTGCCATTGTTGATTGGTGTAAAAGAAATTATGAAAGTATCACAAGACCTAAGCTGGAAGCGGATGATCTTTGTGGTATCTTAGCGACAAGACATAAGGGACACACTGTCATCATATCTGCGGATAAAGATTTCAAGTGTATCCCGAGTGTCTTTTATAATTTCATGAAACGTGAGTTGTATGTCATTGATGAAGGGGAAGCTGATTACTTTCATCTCATGCAGACACTCATGGGAGACACTGCTGACAATTACACTGGATGCCCTGGTATTGGAGCTAAGACAGCCCAGAAACTCTTTGCAGATAAGGGTGTGTCTTGGGAAACGGTAGTTGAAGCATTTAAGAAAAAGGGGCTGTCTGAATCCTATGCATTGACACAGGCACAGGTAGCACGGATTCTTAGAGATGAAAACTACGATAGCAAGACAGGAGAGATTATCCCATGGTTTCCTAATCTTATTCAAATATCACGCAAGAAAGAGAGGTGTAGTCCTTGATTAGAGTACAGGATGATGCTGATTCTTTGCGTGCAGAGATGAAACGTCCTTATGTTTCAGCAGAACTGATGGAGTATCTTCGTAAGAATTTTGATATTTCCTATTTACTGGCAAAGAAAGATGTTGGAAGTGAATCAATGCGTCTTGGATACATCAAGGGTGTACAGGATGTGATTGATTCTCTTTTAGCATGCCAGAGAATGAATGTAGGTAAATGATATGTGTTTGTGGAATAAGATGCCTAAGATCACTATTCCCAGTATGACCCCAGCGCAGCTTCAACAGACAAACAACACGGCACAGAATCCAGAAAATGCTGTCTATGGTGGAACAAAGAATTGGGAAGTAGCAAGCAAAAAGAAAGGTGTGGCAGCTCTTACTGTTAAGAAAGACACACTGAATAAGGCAACTAATGATACAGGTGTAAATTACAATTTGTAAATTAAAGGAGAATGAGAAATATGGGATGGTGGCATAAAGTTACACACGCAATTACAAAACCATTTAAGGCAGTAGGACATGCAGTAAGCAAATTAGTAGGGGCAGTAGCACAGCCTGCTATTAAGCTCATAGGGGGACTTTTTGGTGGTAGTTATGGTACACAGGAAGTTGCTTCTCCGCAGGTTGCTGCCCCTGCTGTAGCGGCACCAGAACCTACGCAGGGGCAGCAGGAATCTGATCTGGTGTCTAGTAAAAAGAAGAGGACGAACAAAGGCAAGCGAGCTTTAATGATTGATAGTGGTGGTTCAGCTGGTTCTGGGGGTACGACAGGTACTGGTCTTAATCTCTAATGATAGGAGACAAACATGGCACAGCAGAACAGCATGAATGATATTATCAAGAACCGTGAAGAAACAGCGAAGAGTGCATATGAACGTCTGTCTAATGATAGAAACATGTATATCACTCGTGCGGAAGATTGCGCTAAATACACAATTCCTTCTCTGTTTCCTCAGAATGGTTCTAATGCTTCTACTACTTTCAGTACACCATATCAGAGTTTTGGTGCAAGAGCAGTCAATAATCTGACATCTAAACTTGCCTTAGCTCTTATGCCCCCGAATAGTCCTTTCTTTACTTTGAATCCTTCACAGGACACGAAGCAGGAACTGGAACAGTCTGGTGATAATATGGTGACGGAAGTTCAGCAGCAGCTCATGCGAATTGAAAATATTTGCATGAAATATGTAGAGACACACCAGATCAGAGTGACCATTACAGAAGCTCTGAAAATGCTGATTGTCGCAGGGAATGCCTGTCTTTATTTACCACCTCAGGAAGGTGGTATCAAAATGTATCGTCTCAATGATTATGTCGTTGTACGTGATGCACTGGGGACATGGTACAGACTGATTACCTTAGACAAAGTAGCATGGGCGTCTCTGCCAGAAGATGTACAGAACATGATTTCTAAGACAGGAGAAAACACGGAAGAGCATAAGGCATCCGATGAAGTTGAGATTTATACAGATGTTCAGTTGCAGAATGGACAGTATATCGCTTATCAGGAAGTCAATGGGGAAGTGATTGATGGGACAGCACAGGCATTTCCTGCTGATAGTGCCCCATGGATTCCTCTTCGTATGGTAAAGATGGATGGCGAATCTTACGGACGTTCTTTTGTTGAAGAGTATCTGGGTGATATTCGTTCCCTTGAAAATCTTAGCAAAGCCATTGTGGAACTGAGTTCTATTTGTGCGTCTGTCTATTTCCTTGTAAATCCAAATGGGATTACAAGAGTAAATAGGTTGTCTAAAGCAGAAACAGGGGCATTTATTCCTGGTAGAGCAGAAGACATCACTGTATTGCAGTTAGACAAATACAACGATCTGAATGTAGCACAGCAGACAGCAGCGAATATTGAATCCAGATTGTCTTTTGCTTTCCTTCTGAATAGTGCAGTACAGCGCAATGGTGAACGTGTAACAGCAGAAGAAATCCGATATGTAGCTGGTGAATTGGAAGACACACTGGGCGGCATTTATTCCCTGTTGTCTCAAGAACTCCAGTTACCATTGGCACGTAGACTTGTAGCCCAGCTCTCTTCTGGGGGACAGATCCCAGACCTTCCACCAGACTTAGTGGACATGGAAGTCATCACAGGTGTAGAAGCTATTGGTCGTGGTCATGATCTTAATAAACTGTCTCAGTTCTTGGAATTACAGCAGATGAATCCTGCTGCACAGACATATCTGAATTGGCAGAAAATTATGATTATGGAAGCAACAGCATTGGGCATTGACACAGAAGAACTCATTAAGACTGATGAGCAGATTCAGCAGGAACAGCAGCAATCTATGATGTCTAATATGGCAGAGAAAGCAGCTCCGCAGTTAGCAAAGGGAGCTATGGATGGGATGAATAACCAGATGGGAGGTATGTAGTAAATTGGAAGAAAATACTGAATCTTTATATCCAGAAGGTGCAGTGACAGGTGGTGCAGAAGATGCTTTACAGGGAAGAGACGTTGAAATTAGATCGACAAACACAGAAAAGATTGAGACGAAAAACCCTACAGAAGAAGCACAGGAAACTGCAAAGACGGAAGAAGCTGTACCGAAAACAGAAGACCAGACAGAAACCAAAGACAATGAAGAAAAGTCTGAGGGCGAAGAAGAGCCTATTGAAACTCGTGTGTCTAAAGCGGTTGAAGCAGACCAGACACTTCAGGCAGAGTTAGACAAAAAGGGAATTGACTTTGACGCTCTGGCTGATGAGTACTATGCAGATGGTGGCTTGTCTGAAAAGTCTTATGATCAGCTTGAAAAGGCAGGTTATCCGAAGTCTGTTATTGATGCATACATTACTGGTCTTGAAGCAACAGCGAAGCAGTTTGTAGCGGATGTCTATCAGCATGCAGGGGGACAGGAAGAGTATGAAAAGATTGCTGGCTTCATTAGCAAGCAGAATGACGGAAGTGCAGAACGCTTTAATTCTCTTATTGAAAAAGGGGATATGGCTGGTATTAGACTGGCTCTTGATGGCTTTAAGGCTCGTATGCACGCTGCTAACGGCTACACTGGTCGTTCTATTCTTGGTCGGTCTAGTAACGCTGGCAACAATGCTGGCAACATGGGGTTTGCTAACAGAGGAGAAATGGTGAAGGCAATGTCTGATCCACGGTATCTTCGCGACCCTTCGTATACTAAAGAAGTACAGGACAAAACCATGAACAGTTCTTTTATTGGTTAATTTTGTTATGACAACAATGAAAAGACACACTGGCTTATTATTTTTACAGAAACGCTGGTAAAAAATACAAAATGTAAATCGCAAAACAAAACAAAAATATATTCAAACACACATCTAAGCAGGTGTGTGTCTTTTTGTTGTTTCATATATTCATTCATTTCTATTTTTCAATGTAAAGGAGAGTTTATTTTGGCAGACGTAACAATCGCACAGCCAGGGCTTAATCAGGGTGGTACTGATGCTCTTGCCCGCTATCTGAAAGTATTTGCAGGAGAAACCATCACGGCATTTGAACGTGCTTCTGTAACCAATGGACGCCATATTGTTCGATCCATTGCGAGCGGTAAATCTGCACAGTTCCCTGTATTTGGTCGTGCTACAGCCGCTTATCTGAAATCTGGTAAGTCTCTGGATGACCTGCGAGAAAACATTCCGGGCGAAGAGAAAATCATTCAGATTGATGGGCTTCTGACTACTTCCCAGCTCATTTCTGACCTTGATGAAGCACTGTCTCACTTTGACGTGCGTGGAGAATATTCTCGTCAGATGGGTGAAGCTCTTGCGTATGCAGCAGATGGTGCAGTCCTTGCAGAACTTGCAAAGATGGTTGTGGCGAACAAAGAAAACATCACTGGTCTTGGTAAAGGTGAAATCCTTAAGGGTACTCTTGCTGGCGAAGACATTGGTGTTACTCAGAAAATGGGGCTTAAACTTGTGGAAATGCTTCTCAATGTTAAGACCAAAATGTCTGAAAACTATGTTCCAGCAAATGACCGTTATGTATTCATGACCCCGACTGGTGTGAACGCTCTTGTAGCTTCTCTGGTCGCAATCAATCATGATTATGGTGCAGTAGCTACAATTACTGAAGGCAATGTTCTTCGTGTTGCTGGCTTTGACATCATTGAAACCCCCCACCTTACTCGTGGTGGTGCGACAGTCAATGACGGTGTAATTCAGGGTGCTGGTCATGTGTTCCCTACTGAGTATGTAGACAACACTGTCTTTATTGCAGCACATCGTACCGCAGTAGGCACTGTTAAACTGAAAGACCTTGCTATCGAACGTGCGCGGCGTGCTGAATATCAGGCAGATATGCTCGTAGCGTCTTATGCTATGGGACACGGTGGTCTTCGCCCAGAAGCTGCTTACATGGGTACTATTTCTTCTACAATTTAAGAAGCGAACAGCCGATGTCTGAGGACTAGGCTATTTAGTGCTTGCTACGGCAGGCACTTTATGAGAGGGCTAGGCACATATGGAAGGGAACTTGGTATAGGTCTTACCATGGGGCAGGACTGATCTACGGGTTTCCTATTGTTGTGAGTGCAATTCTCACACCTCTCGATTCCTCCTTTCTTATAGGGAAGATATGCATATAAAATCATGAACGCCATGATACCCTCCTCTCAACGCAACTGCATATCTTCCCACCATGTCTCTTTAGCTCAATGGTCAGAGCGTCTGGTTCATGCCCAGAAGGTTTAAGGTTCAAGTCCTTAAAGAGACACCATACCTTATTTTGATTTGTTTAGAAAGGATAAATAGCAATGACTTTAACTCCGTTGACAGAACTGGAAGCAGTCAATGAAATTCTTGCAAGTATCGGTGAATCGCCTGTAAATACGATTGAGAATCCGACAAATGTAGATGTCATCAACTGCTTGCGTATCCTTAGAAATGTAAATAGACGTGTGCAGAGTAAAGGATGGACGTTCAACAAAATTGATTCTTATACATTGAACCCAGATGCTTCTACGCACAGAATTAGATGGTTGTCTAATCTCCTGTACGTTGTTGGGACAGACGGCACGAAGTACACGAAGAAAGGGGACTACCTGTTTGACTGGGAAAACCAGACAACAGAGTTCAACAACAGCATTGATTGTACAATTATTTTTCTTGTTGATTTTGAAGACATGCCAGATCCAATGAGAAGCTATATTACAGCAAAGGCAGCTACTACCTTTCAGACAAGATACTTAGGTGATAGTTCCCTTGGTGAAGAGCTTCTCAGAGATGAACAGGAAGCATGGGCAGCTCTGATGGAATATGAACTTGATTCCAATGACTTCAACATGCTTAATGTAACTGGTGTGCAGACAATTCTGGAAAGAGGTAACTAATGGCTACAAACTTATACAGCCAGACCATCAAAAACATTGTGTCTGGTATCAGTCAGCAGCCAGCTATTCTTCGTTTACCAGAGCAGCTTGAAGAACAGATAAATGGATATAGTACAGAAGTAGGTGGTCTGCAAAAAAGGGCACCGACAGTGCATATCAAGAATTTGTTTGTTGCTCCCTCTTCTACTTATCGTCCTCTTGTACATGTAGTAAAGAGAGATGAAGAAGAAAAGTACATCATGATTTTTGATGGAAATGGTAGTTGTAAGATTTATGATGAAGACGGCAAAGAATACAAAGTGACCATTGATGCTAAATCTGCATCATACCTTAGTGGTGTAGACCCCAGAAAGTATCTTAAATGCATTACCATTGCAGACTATACTTTTATTGTTAATACAAAAAAGAAAGTAGCAATGACAGGGAAGGTCTGGGATTCTGGCAGATGGAAAGACACACAGGGAGCACTCTTTAATGTTAAGAGTGGGCAGTATGGCAGAACATATGCTTGTATTATCAATGATGTAACGATTGCCACTTACACGACACCAGATGGATCTAATGCTTCTGATAGTACGAAGGTAGACGTAAACTGGATTGCTGAACAGCTTGCTACTTCTGCAAAAAGCAATGGGTGGACAGTAGAAACTGGTGATAGCTGGTTATATGTAAAGAAAGCAGGGACTACCATTAAGACCGTTAAAATCAAAGACGGTTACAATGGCATGTCTATGTTTGGTATTTATCATGCTGTACAGAACTTTAACAATTTGCCACGTTCTGCTCCTAATGGATTTACAGTACAGGTAAAAGGAGCAACGAATGTAGCTGATGATTATTATGTCAGATATGACGGAGACACCCAGCTCTGGAAAGAATGTGCAAGACCAGAGACACCAACTACTCTTGATTCTTCTACTATGCCGCAGGGACTGATAAGAAATGCAGACATGTCTTTCACACTCAAACCTCTGGATTGGGATGATAGAGACGTAGGCGATGAAGATTCTAACCCAGAACCTTCTTTCGTGGGGGCAACTATCAATGATATTTTCTTTTACAGAAACAGACTTGGGTTTATTTCAGGAGAGAATTTCATCCTGTCTAGGTCTGCGTCTTTCTTTAATTTCTGGTTTGCTTCTGTAGTAGACATGCAGGACAC